GATACAACGATTTCAGTAGAAAACATTGAACGCAGAGTCAATCAAACTATTCAAAGAGTAGACCAAAGACTTATTGCAACATCACTTATTGTTGCTAAAGCTATGTCAAATGATAAGATTTTAAATACATACAATTCTATCAATCAGGATATCTTTCAAGATCAACCTGTGATTGATGGGGGAGAATACTATGAAACCCGAAACTACATTGATGCTAGAAATATATATGCTTTCAATCAAGACATCTATCAAGACAATGTTACGAAACATCATGAAGAAATTGAGGATGCTGTAGAAGAAAGAATTAAAGCAGAAGAACATTTAAGGAGGATTCGTGGATATTAAAACTATAGCTACAGGCATAGGTCTTGTAATCACGATAGCTGGTTTGTTTGTTTTTCAAGGGCAACTCATTGAAAGAGTTGATGTCTTAGAACAAAAGAAATCAGTTGATATTAAACCAATGGAGAGAGATATTGCTGTTATGAAAGCAGAGATAGCCGTGCTTGAAACACGACTAAACGAGCTTATCAAAAAACAGTCTAATCCTTTATCACAATGATACTAGAAGCACTAGTAACAACAGCGATTATATCGCTTTGTTACCTATACATATTGGAGTAAGTATGCCAAAAAAACCTGACAGAGAAAAAGAGTTAAAATTTATAGATGCCTACACAACTGGCGATACACAAGGAAATGCAACACAATCTGCAATCAAAGCAGGCTTTCCCGAAAATAAATCACCAAGACAACAAGGCTATTATCTTAAACGTAAACTCAGCAAAGAGATTCGTGAGAAAAACGAAGATCGTATCAACTCAACCAGTAGTAGCGCAATATCTGTATTGCAAGACTTATTAAGGTCAGAGCAGGATAGCGTCAGGCTTAATACAGCAAAGCTCATTTTAGAGTTAGGTAATTACAGCTCACAAAACATTAACTTGAATGTCGATAAAACGTCAGAGAAATCTGACGCTGAGTTGATTGCAGAGTTAAAAGTTTTAATGGCTAATATGCCGAGCCTAAAACAGAAGATTGACTTACCCGAAACAGAAAAGATAACACCTAAAGAAGATGTCGAGCAAGAAACAGTCAAGCATTAAATTAGGCTTAACTGATCTGCACCTTTCTCTTTACGGCTGTATCTAAAATCAACTAGCTTGTAAGGTTTTGCTTTTGCAAACTTTGACCTTATAGCTTTGTTGGGATTATTTTTAAGCGCATAGTCTATGGATTTGTTATCTACCTCAAGGACAATCTTGCCCTCATGTTCGATTTGCAACCCACCCTTTTGCATGGCTTTTACACAGTCATAGTCACGAACAGACAACAACCCGTTATAATATTTATTTACTTTTACTTTGTGCATTTTGTCTTACCTCATATAGTTTTGTTTAATCATTTTGATTCCATTGGTCTGCATGAATCTTTTTTTCATGGGATTCACAAACTTTTCTAATTTTATGTGCGAGAGTTGATTGTTCTTTTATATATACTGAGCCTTTTGTTTTTCTCCAATCTTCGAGTTCTTTCAAGGTTTTAGTATTTTCTATTTCTTTTGATATTAGTTGCATTTTGTTTTCAGAATCAATTACGTTTTTCTCCCACACCTTTTTCATTTTTTCTTCTTGCTCTATAATGTATTTTTTTAGGACATCAGAACAACCCCAGGGAAAATTACTTTCGCTTTCATTATCTTGTGTGCTATCGGGAATATGTTTTTCTATTCTCTCGAGAGCCTCTACCTCATCTCTACTAAATTTTTTAGTTATTAAGTTTCTTTTAATCCATTCGTTTTTAGTCATGTATCACCTATATAAACAATATCTTTTGTAGTTTTCTTTGTCTTTGTCTTTAATATTATTTCTTTATTGCTTTTTTTATATTCATCGTAGAAAAACTCATACATAAATATGTTTAACTGCAATACCCCTGTCTTACCTAAACCCTCGAAACTTTTAAAAAAACTATTGTCATTGTTAAAAAATATTTTTTTTATTTGCCCTAAATTGACAATATTACCCCTCAATAAAGAATTAACAATACTAACTGATAAAAAATTACACTTATGTAATTCTCTCAAAGTAAGATTATCTTTTTCTTCCGAGCTTAATTCATTCCAATTTTTTAAAAACAAAATATAATCATCATGTCTTCTTTTACTGTACCACTTGTGTTTTTTATCATGGTAAGGGTTTTTTAATAATTGTTTATTCATGTATCACCTATTTTAAATGTTTAAAGTTTGTTGCCCATTCAGAACTTCAAGATTATTAAACTTTATATTTTTGTTTTTTTGTTTTTTTGTTATTTCGTAAATCCAAATTTTTTTAGGCGCACCTGTTTTTATAACTGCTTTTCCTTTTTTGACATCTTCTCTCATTCTATACGAATAATCTCTATCAATAGACAGAGATCTTGGGTGATATGTTTTACCATTCCATTCCACATATTTTGTTGGTGAAGTTTCTCCTATACATTTAAAGTTTGATGCCTTATATATTATTCCCTCATGCCCAACAGTTTTGTCGCTATAAGATAAAACATAATTATATTCAGTTTTTATAGCAACCCACTTAATTATTGCTCCTAAAAACCAACTTTCACTATTTTTTAGAGATTCATCTAAACAAGCCATTCTTCTTATATCTATACAATTTTTGTATTTATTTTGGTGTCTAGGTTTTCCTAAAACAGCTCCACCAGATAATTTATCTTTTATTGTCATGGCAAAACACATACTAATCCCACCCCCCATGTGTCCTTTTTTATAATGGTAATTTTCAAAAATACTTCTTATATCTTTAAATTTACACTCATATATTTGACAATCATTTTTATCTAATGTTTTCATGTATCACCTATTTTGGAAAGTGCAGATATTTCAATCTGATTAATTTTATCAATAATCTGATTGTATTGTTTTTTGTATTTTAAAAAGACTTTTTTGCTTATCTTCATCATGTGAGACCTTACCTGGTCGTCATAGACAAACATGCCTTCATTACAATGAATACAGTTATCAATACTCGATGTAGTTTTTATCACTCCTGTGCCATTACAAACAAAACATCTTTCAACCACAGATTCGACTATAGCTGTGTTGAGAAACTTTCTGATGAGGCCTTGTTCTTTTGGCATTTCTTTTTTGAGAAAAATCTCACAAGTCTCGTCAAATAGCTCATCAAATAAAGATGACCTTGAACTGTTATCGTCAATGTATTTCATAAGCAGTAAGTTGTATTCTTTGCGATTAAGTTTGCTTGTACCGAGTATGTGGTTGATATCTTCGGCTGTAGTCCTGTTGTGATGATTCTCACGAAGCTCAAAGCTGCTAGACTTTGGTATGATTAAGGATAACAAATCAACTTTCAATCTGATAGCACCTCATCATAGTATTTGAGCAGAGATTCTTGAGACCCAAACCTTTCTTCAAATTTCTTGGTATTATGGTGTACTCCGTCTTGCCCTCTGTGATGTCGAGGACAAAGCCCAACAAAGTTTTGACTGCGCAATCCCATTCCTGCTCCTGTCAAATGATGTATTTCACATTCACTATAACAGTTATAAAAGACTTTGCATACTATACAACCTTTCTCAGCAACTTTCCTGTAAGCTTCTCTCATGGCCTTATTTGGCTTTTTTTTCATTATAAGTTAATTCTTGATAAATCTAAATTATTCATCCCCAAACTTTTCTTTCATTTTTCTCTCCATATATGAATTGTAAGAAATAACTTTTTTGATATATTCTCTTAAATCTTTCGGCAGTTCAGAATCGTCAATTTCTTTTTCTTTGATTCTTTCGCTTAAAACACCCATAATGCAGTAAAAACTCAAAGTTTCTCCCATTTCGTTTTGTTGCATATATTCGTTGAGCTCATCGTTTGTAGCATCTATGAGATTTTCTTTTAACTTATTATATTCGAGTTTAATTTCATCAGGTTTTATCAACCCATGCACTAAATCAAAAACTAAATCTTGTAGGTTTCGATGTCTTATAAAAGTCAAACCATTCGGATGATATTGGCTGAAATAAGAGTTTTTTCTGTTTTTTGTATAACCATATCTTCCCTCAATGAAGGTGCTAAAAAATAAAAAAGAATCGTTTTTAAGAGCAAATCTTCTTTCTTGTTCATATTTTTCTGTTATTTCTTCATCTTCTTTCAATAATTTATCTGCAACTTCAATTAGAGTTTTATTATCCCAATCGAAACATTCCATAATTTTCTCCTGTTAATTCAATCATCAGTTTGATCTATCAATTTATCTAAGTACCATTTAGCTTTGTTTAAGTCCTCTAAAGGCTTACCCTTAGATTTATACCTTGTTATGTATTTAACAATATTACCCTCAAGCCAATTCATATCTTGTGAGATAATAAAATCTGTTACCTGGATACCACCTTTTTGATAGTAAGAGGGGTTGATGTTGTCTTTTTTACTCACTTACTGTAACCCTCATATAGCTTTCTCTCAAGGTTTGCACTACTGTTGCTAGACCTCCAAATATTGACCTCAAGCTCAAATATCTTGAGTTGCCACCTTAACTCTTGCTGTCTGCCTTTTAAATAGGCTATCTCGTGAGCATATTTGACTATTTTTGGCTCTATTCTGCTTTTGGCCTCCCTATCCTTGATTGTGCCTGTTTCTTCCAAAAATACCCTAGATTCTTCCTGTTTTTTAAGTTCAATCTTTTCTTCTAGTTCTTTGGTAACTCGGTTGAGTTCTTTGGCGCAATCTCGCATAGAGATGATATTCTTTTCAATCTCTACCTCAGATAACGATACTCTTGCTAATTCAGTCATATTGATCTTTCCTCCACCCATTTGCGGGTAAATTCATCAAACTCTTTTTCTGAGTATATTTTATCTCCTAATCCCTGGTTTCTTCTCTTTTGGTTCTCATCTACGATGTGTTTTTGCCAATCTGAGAGTATATTTTCTGCATTAATTTCTACAAAATTTGTGTAATAACTCATTTTATTTTGTCCTCGCTATTTATTTCCCATACATAATATGGTATTAATAAGGTTTTTCTTTTACTACTATATTTATAGTAGTTTTCTTTGCCTTTGTTTTGTTTTTGTTTCCCTCTTCTTTGTTTATAGAAGTTCTATAACTATAGAAGTTCTATAAAGGGAGCTTACCTTCTTCTCCCAAAAAGAAGAAGTAAGCTCATTATAGGCATATCTTCAATAAATAATAAAGAATAATTTCTGTATACTAGAGAATAATTTCATGATATATTGATACTTCAATATGAACAATATGAGGTAAAATATGAATGATACAAAGAAAATAGCCAATAAAACGGCTGTTAAGAAAACCAAGAAAACTTCTGTAAAGAAGAAACCCAAGTCTTTGATAGAAAAAATATACGAGATACAAAGAGATATTGGAAGTATAGAAAAGAAAGACGGGGGAGGCGTTCCTTATAAGGTAATTGCTTACAACGATGTAAACAAAGAGGTCAGAGAGCAAATGACTAAACAAAGAATTTGCATGATTCCAAGCACAAGCGCACATACTAGAAATGGAAACTTTACTGAGGTTGATGTAGGTATAACCTTAATAAATCTTGACAACCTGGATGATAAATTAACCATTGAGGGTTTTAAAGGTTACGGAGTAGACCAATCAGATAAAGGCATAGGCAAGGCGTATTCTTATGGCTATAAATACTTGTTTATGAAACTTTTTAACATGAATATTGGCAAGGACGAGGAAAGCGAGGATAAAGATACCAAGCGCAAAGAGCCAAAAGAAAAACAAGATGATTCTGCACAAGAATTAGATGACACAACAAACGATTTCTCATGATAGGTAAATACTACAACATGACAGCTAGTCAGTTTGTTGAATACTTGGGTTTTTCTAAATATGTTGCTGGTAGAGGCAACAAAGCCAAGAAGAACACCAAATTAGGTTGGGATATAAATGGCGATAGACCAGCAATAAGCGAATTTGTATTAGAATATGCTAGGTTTGGAATTTCTATGGAAAAACACGCTCTTAAATTTTATGCAGATCACATGGGGAAGAAAGGCAAGGATTTTAATTTTATACTTTCAAACCAAAAATCATTTGAGTTGCATAATTTTTATAGCACTAAAAACGGAGTAATTAGTCTGTCCGCCACACCTGACGGCATACAATCTGATTGCTGCATTGAAATTAAATGTGGCAAGAAAGGCAAAGATGTCTATTCAGTCAAAGAAATTGTAGATAGATACTACCCGCAGATACAAGGCCAATTATTCGTTTTGACCAAACTAGGTTACAGGCCAAGCAAAACTCATTTTGTTAATTGGTCTTACAACACCCAACAAATCTATGAGATATTGCCAAACCAACAATATTTTGAGTATTTAGAGGAACATCTGAAAGACTATGCCAAGCATTTGTTGAGCGAAAAAGACTTTACAGAGGATTCGCCAAGTTTTTCAGATGATATAACAAAACAATTAAATCTTATTTACGAGGAGAAGAAAAATGCCTAAATTAACAAGAGCAAGAAGAGAATACGAGTGCTATCAATGTAAATTAATCATTGAGAAAGGTAGTATGTATTTAAAGAAGTCTATGTCATTTGGAAGTCCAGGCAAGGAAACTATTGAGAACAGGGGTGGTTACCCTACCATAGTAGTGCATGGGTTCAGAGTTACGAAACACATCTGTAATAAATGTTCGGAGGATCTAAGATGAACAATGAAATTATGTCTGATATTGTCAATCTAGTTATATCGGATAATGTAAGAATTAAACTAGCGAGGAATCAAGCTATGTCAGACTACAACAAATCGTCAGCTATGGATTGTTACAAACTGTTATGCAAAATTAGAAACAAACACCAGGAGATGACAACAGAAGAATTTGCCAAGTTTATTGAAGAAGAACTTAGCAAATGTGATACAACACTTAACCAAAGAGGATAATTATGAAAATTAAAAACAACAAAGTAAACCTTTCTGCTTTTCTCAATAAAGATTATGAGCCAATCATAATGCAAAAGAAAAGCGAAATTCAACAAAACACAGGCAAGACACCACCATTTTTGAGAAATACATTTACGCCTGAACAAGACGTTACCTTCAAAGCGGGAGTTTCTTACGATATTGCTTGTTATTTTAACACATCAGCTAAAGGCAATAACTATTTAAATTTACAATTCGCCAAGACTGATCCAAAATATGTTAAAAAACAAGACGAACAACCAAGAACTTACGCCAACAAAGATGAAATGAGTTTCGATTCAAACGAAATCACAGATGACAATTTGCCATTCTAGGAGAAAAACATGACAGAAAAGCTATACAAAAACAGAACGGCTCAAGGTAGCGCTGATGTTAATTACAGAACTAAACTTAGATATTACACATACAAGTTTGGTTTCGAGATGTTGAGTAAGCCAAAACAAACTCAATGCGAGTTACAAGCAATTAAGTTTTTAGCCAAAAAAGACAAAAAAAATGCCAAAGACAAACAAAAAAACTCATAAATTAATCAAAAAATGGAAAGAGCAAAGGATTGCAGAAATCAATCTCTGGTCTAAAAGCAAAAACAAATCATGCTCAGATTCGAATCCATATTTCGAGGAAATACAAGCTATTTACAGGTCAAAAGCAAAAACTTATCAGGATTTCAAAAAAGAGTTTGACACAAAAGAAATAATTCATTAGGGTATTAGGTATGAGCAGATAACGACTGCTCGGCTATGGGATAGGTATTAATACTGAGGGTGTCTTGCAAGTAGGTTATTGCAATCGAAAGTCAAGCTATTCGTAACTTGTACCTATCCTTAATAAGTTAATTGGAGATATATTATGGGATACGCAACAGAAACAGGTTTTGCTGATTTAGATATTAGCAGAGAAGATAGATTAAAAATACATTTGAAAGGTAATTTTTATCCAAGACACCCAAAAGAAGTAGAGGAAAGTACCATAAAAGGTTTTAATCTATATTGGGATTATAAAATAGGAATAGAAAAACTAGCTGAATATTGCTATGCAAACGATATATGGGTTTTGCATAGACATTATTCTACATTTCTAAATGAAGAAGATTTAGAAACAATAAAAATAGAGGAGAAAGATAATGAGTAAAGATAAAAGACCAAAACATAAAACATTTGAGATAATTAAATTATATGATTTACAAATTACACATGAGGTAAAAGTGCCTATAGTTTATCGTAAAGAATTTGATTATGAACCTAGGACATGGGATAAATGGAAAAAAAGATATGTTACCCCACATAATGCAGTAGAAAGTTATACTACATCTAACACTTGTATAGATGAGAGTACCGATAATGGAGAAATTTTAGAAATAAAGGAGATAACAGAGGAAGATGATGAGTGAAGAATATACAAAACTTGAGAGCATACATTGTGCATTACAGGAATTGCAAAACGAGTATCATATTTCAGATGATAATGAACATTTACAAATTGCTCTTAAATTTACAGAAGATATAAGAGAAAAATATTTTGAGGAGGAAAAATAATGCCAAACTGGTGTGAGAACAACATAACTATAAGTCATAAAGACAAAAAGAAAATAACAGAAATAGCTGAGGTATGTATGAGAGATAATCCTAGATTGTTTAACTTCATCAAGCCTGAGCCTGATTGGGCTAAAACACCCAATGATAAAGGTGAGCTACCAAAATCAAAAGATGTTAAAAACGAGAAAGGTGAAATAATCTTTTTAAGGAAAGAATTTCCTGATGGAACTCCTGATGAAAGATGGTATGACTGGAACTGTGATAATTGGGGAACAAAATGGGATATTTATGAGTTTCATCAAGAAACATTCCCTATTGATAATCATGGTGGAGAGTACCATTTAGAGATGGGATTTGATACAGCTTGGTCGCCTCCAATAGGCATTTATGAAACGCTAAAAGAAAAAGGCTTTTATGTTTATGCTGATTACATTGAGGGTGGCGTGGGCTACTGTGGTACATGGGTTGATGGCGTTGATAATGAGTATAAACTTGATGAGGAAAATATTCCTGAGCAATTTCAGGATATGCGAGATCATTGGGCTGGATAACATTTATCTTTTTTCAATCTCCCCCCCCCCTCTTTATCGAGGGGGTAAGGGTACCATGAAGATCACAGGATTTTTTAATTTTCATCAATAATGATATAATTAAAGAAAACAAAGGAGCAAAAAATGAGCAGAACATTTAATACAATATACTTCGACATCATAGAAGCGTTACGAACTATGAGTGAGGTAAAAAAACCAAACTTAAAAGAACCTCTAACAGTCATCACGATAGCCCACAATACTGGCTATAGCATTGATACTGTTAGAGATATTTTAAAATCTATTGATGAGAATAACTATTATGACTAAGACAACAAAAGAATATAGAACCCAAGAACAATTTGATGAAATTGCAGGAAGTTTAATTAATGGTAATTTTAATCAAGCAGTTAATCAAGTTATAGAATATGGATTTTATGCACAAGACCTAAGAGCATTTGTTGCTAATACCGAATGGTGTTCAGGGCATAACTATTTTGATAATGAAGACTTTTATCAAGTAATAGAAAGAGCAACGGAAATAAGAACTGAAGAAAAATGTTTATAAAACAGGAGGAAACAATGGAAATAAAATATATAAATAACACGCAAATACAGACATATGGAACAAGTGGCAAAGGCAGTTTTACCTGTAATTACGATACACTTGTAAGACTTTTTGGGGAGCCACTCAAAGGCAGTGATGACTACAAAACCCAAGCAGAGTGGGACATTGAATATAAAGATGGAACCATTACAACCATATACGACTGGAAACAGGGTAAAGGTTATCTAGGTCAAGAGGGAATTGAACCCAATGAGGTTATTTGCTGGAACATAGGAGGAAATCACGGCACCAACTCAGTCGAACATTTAAAAGACTTCTTTATATCAAAGGGTTATGGTATATCAAATTCAAGATATGGCGACTTTGAAGTACATGAGGTTAAAAGAGATGAGTTCGGTAGAGCCACCAC